TATTGGCAGACCGATGCACCCCAGTATCTGAGAAATCCAGGCACCGTACCCACGCAGCAGTTGAAGAGGACTCAGAAGAAGACCAGAAGTACGCGTTCCAACCGAAAAAGCCGAAAGAGCCATCGGTACTGCGGTACCCACCCATAAGAGTATTGAATTCTTCTGTTTTTAGTATGTTCCCCGCAACAGTGTCGCCGCCATAATGACTAACCAACTCTTTCCATTCTTCATCAGTGGGTAATCTGGTTCCTGGAGGACAAGCTTCCATGGCGGCCGGCCAGTTGTAGAGGGCACCGTATTGGCTATACTTATTTGTGTTCTTGGCTTCGTCTACATCATCGCCTTCATAGCCGTAAACATAATACCGAGGTTCATCTTCCGATTCGTCCTGCGATACTTCTGGTAAATATCTTAGGTTCTCTGTGCACCAATAAAGATTGCCGATTTTAACGAAGCGATACTGATTGCCGTCTCTCTCATCAACGATTGTGATTCTGTTTTCCACTCTTCTTTTCCTACTTGTTTTTTTGAGTGAATCCTTTTGGATTACTTCTGACAGAGTTTTTAATTGTTCTGAAATTGATTGAATTATTTGTTCTGCTTTGTTTTTCATAGTTTTATTTTAGTTATCTTTCTACCTCTTTATATGTTGCGTGGAATATATCTGGCTTACAAGGATAAAACTCCCCCTTAATGCCTTTGATAATGTAGTCGCCATCAGTTAAAATATATTCACCCTCAAGAGTTTTGATGTAGTATTCATTGGTCTCGGGTTTATAAATTAAGTCTCTGCTTGATTTGTTTTTTTTAAACCACTCCTGAACTTGAAAGATATTTTCTTCCCCCAAGTATTGTATCGCCTCAACTACTACTGGTTTTTTGCGATATTTTTTTATCATTGCTTTTTTTCTTAGCTTTGATATTTCTTGAGAACTTTCTAATAAAATCTATAAACTCCTCGCTCACCTCTGCAGCCGTCTCAATATCATCAATATATCTCATCTTTTCTGGAGTCCCATAGAATCTTGCCGAGCCCACCCCGAAATCAAGATATATTGTTATTTTCCCCAGCTCAAAGTCCTTAACATCTCTTGTCACTATCTCGCATATCTTCCCCATAATGTCAGTCATGTCTTGTTTGTTTATGGGATTTAATATTTTTTCGTCTAACTCTTTGAAGCTATACATAGTTTTATTCAGTTAATGTTTATACCCTTTATTCTGTCTATTTCTCTTTCAATCGCTACCGCCATACACCTGCCACACAACCAACAATTCTCTCTCTTAAATTCCCTAACATCTCCCCCAGCTTTTTCAAGCTCTTCAAGACTAAAGTCAATTATTCTTTGGATTGCCTCTTGTTCTTTTTTGTCCATAGCTTTATTTAGCCCTCAACTATTTGCTTAATCGAAGACATTATTTCCCTTTTCTTCTTAATAAAAAATTTCAAGCATTCTTCAAAATCTTCTTTTGTATGTTGGTTCATCTGGTCTCCCTCCATATACTTAATAAATTTCATATTACTTATCGTTTCTTTACATCTCTCTAGCTCTGCTATCTTATTTGATATTTTAGATTTAGAACTATTCTTGTTCATAGTTTTATTATTTTAATTCTTCGTGGCTTCAACTGTTTCGAATCATAAGCGAAACCTACCGGTGCTTCGTTCGGTAATGGAATGAAAGTATTTAATCCTTCGTCCGGGTGTGAAGCGAATGTTCTTATCTTGGACATATATTCCTCAAACTCGGTCGTTGTTAAGCTGGAACTTCTCTCTGATACCACCTCGCCGAGAATTACCTTGTGGCTCAAGAACTTCTTAATAAATGCTTCGTGGAGTTCGTCTGGGTGATGTCCTGTCTCATCTGATAACATCTTCAGGACTACTCCCCAGTAGTAGCGATTCTGATTATCACTTCTCTTTTCTTTCCACTTTTCAATGCTTACCCGGACATACTCTCCTTCCAATTTTCTGATGAGATTATAAAAGAACTTCAAATATCTCTGTTCAAACTCCATCTTTCCATTTTTGATTTTCGCCTTGAATGTCATTTTAGAATGTTAAGTCTTTTTGAATCTTCTCTATCTCTTTTAGTGCTTCTCGTTGAATCTCTAAGCATTCGGTGATCTGATCTTCAATGTCTTTTCGGTTGATCACCATACTGAAATAATCAATCGGCATTGCTGGGTTATAGAATACAAAGTGGAGTTTCTTGATTTTATCGTTGACTATAAAGTATTGAAGGATCTGATATTCAAACTCTGGCGGAATGGTCTGGGTAAGATAAGCTTCTAAGTGTCTGGCGTTAGATAAACACTTAACTTCAATTGCTTCTGTCTCCCCGATTGATCCGTCTGGACTTATTGCGATATCTGGATCATCCTCTCTCTCCCATAAGACTAACGAAGAGTCGACCTTTTTCTTCGTTTCTTTTTCAAATCTTGCTATTGCGTCGGCTTCAAGTTCTGCTCCTCGTAGCATATAATCTTCAGTGATCGGAATTGCGATCCGTTCGGCGATGATCTCGTAGAATCCTATCTTCTTTTTTGTGCCTCTCTTCACGATGAGGTCTTTGAGTCTTGTGCCGGTAATCTTACCCGCCCGGTAATGAAGCCAATCTTCTTTATGCTCGAATTGTATTTTTTTCATAGTCCTTGCTTTTCGCTAATTATTATTTCAAGCCGGCTGATGATTTCTTTGAAGTTCCGGGGGGCCAATACTAACTTGGTTTTATCTTTGATCGCCGCCTCGTATTCTTCTTTAGTTTCGGCTTCAACCCCTAAGCTCCTAAGTAGGAATATAATCCTTGCTTTTGGATCCTTGGCTTCTTGTATTCGGTCGGTGTCTTGTGCGTCGTTGTCCTCATCAGCCGTTCCTATTCCTAAGACATTTAATAGAGTATATCTCTTTGCGTAACTCTGGGCTGTCGCATAAGTTTGAGGCGATGACATATACTCGGACTTCACAATTGGGATATCAAAGGTGCTTTGCTCTGAATGTCCGAGATTGTGAGTTAGTTTACATATAACCTTGATATGTTCGTCTTCTCGGAGTGAATCCCAAGTGTAGGCGAATCCGTTTTTGTGTAAGACATTCCTGACTTGCTCTATAACTGAATCTAAGGGTGCGTAGGAATACCTAATTGTCCTGCCGTCCTTGTTCATTACGGACTTTGTCTTTTTTATGATCGGACAATCCTCTTGAAATCTGGCTAACGCCTGCACGAATGCTTCTCTGGCGTTATCTGCCTTGACCTCTCGGCTTAGGGCGAAGAGTCGCTCCATTGTTTCTACTGGGAGCTGATTCTCAATCGCCTTTTCAATTAAGAGAGATACTTCATTGACTGGCTGGCCCTGAATTGTTATCCCTCTTGCTTCTTTTACTTCTGTTCCTTTTTTCTTGCTCATCTTTTTTTCTTTGTTACTTATTTAAAATTAACCTTAGCCCCTTACAAGTGATCATTCCGAAGAATGGACCATCGCTCGGCGGTGCTTGACCGGATACAATCCATAGTCCGCAAAAAAGCATATCCATTAGAAGAATGAGTGCTATAGCAGAGACGATGAATGTTATTGTTTTTTTCATTTTTATATTGCTTGTTATTTTTTAATCGCCGACCTTTTTTCTATCTAACTCTGCATTATCACATCGCTCAATTCTTGTCAAGTGTTAGTTCTCCACGTCACTCATTGATGACGAGCGAAACCCAGCCGTGAGACCTCTCTAACATCCGACCGATCTCTCTGGTTGTAAATCCTTGCTCGTAGAGTTCCTTCGCCTTTTTCTTCCGTGCATCAATCTCTTCTCGTTTTGTTTTTTTGATTTTCTGATCTTTCATTTTACTTTTTATTAACTAACCTCATTCTATATTATTGTTTAATTATTGTCAAGTGTTACTATTCTCTTCCCTCGTTGTAACACCTGCGAGTAGTCCCCCAGAAGTGCTTAGCATAGATTTTACCATTGCCGATATACTCATAAGGGTTCTTTGCTTCTGCGGTTACTGGATGATAGGGGATGAAGTAATGCATTGGCCAGATCATTATTTTAGGGTTGTGCTTCTTTACCATTTCGGAGCAGTAAACATTTCCAGTTGTCTTCCAGGGCGGACCCAGCTTAACTTTATTGTCTGTTTTGTCTTTTAGTCCTTCAATGAGTTTCATCATAAAGTCGTTGCCTTTTTTACTGGCGTAGATTGGAGCGATCGCTACATCATCTCTATCTCTTAAGAATACCGGAACTTCTGTTATAGGCTTTCTGTCCACTCTTGCCCAGTCCTTTATATCGCCTCTACACCTGACTGCGAATAATTCGTGATCGTTTTCAAATAACTCATCTATTGGATGTAAACACTCGCTGTCAGCTCCTGGCATAAATCCTCCGTATTCGTGAAGGATCTCGTATCTGATGATATCTGCTACTCCGTGCCAACCATTGCGATGTGCGTAGAAGGTCATCATCTCGTGGTTGATCCAGTCTCTGCTGAATACTTTCTTGTTATCCCATAAAATGTAGTTCCAATCTGGGTTTTTGGATTGCCAAGTCTTCATCCACTTAACTGGCGCTGGTTTTGGTCCAATCCATAATTGATGTATGTTTTTTTCTATATTCATATCATTTGCTCTATTTGGTCTAATATCTTGGTTGTTTCAGTTGTTGTGCTGGTTGATACGATCGGCTTGTCCCAGCTGTCAAAATCTTCTTTCTTGTAAATCTTAAAGTCCTTCGTTCCCACTCCACTAACTTTCCAATAGTTACAATAAAATGTTCTTAGAGTTGATCTACCCATCTTTGATTTTTTTTCAAAAGCTTCTTGGAGTTTTTTCTTGTTGTAAATTATTGGGGAATGGCTTTCATAAAAATAGCCATCTGGAAACATCCTATTCATACTTCTGATAACATTCCTCCAGAATGGCGAGATGAAGTCTGATCTTTTATTTTTATCTTCTACGAAATCCTTTATTTTTCCGAGATGATAATAGGGTAGTTCTTTCATTTCTTTTAAGAGATAAACATCATCATACATCAGGATAAAGTCCTCTGATATCTTTTCATTCCCAATAGCCATTCTTAATTTGTTTCTGGCGTTATGGTAAATCTTTTTGTTTCTGTCGTCATATTTCATCTCTACCCCCTCAACTCCTTCCGGCTTTACTCCTATTAAATAAATATCTCTTGCACTGATGTTCTTTCTTAGACTCTTAATAGATAACCTTAATGGTCTAAAATTTCTGGTTCTGCTATCTACGAAATATACTACATCCATATTATTCTCCAACAAACGATACTGCCTTTCTTCTTGGCGAGTTCGTTTTTTGAATTAAGCTTACTTCGTCTGTCCGGTGATCTACTAAAGACGGAATTGGATACCAGACCTTTATTTTATTTTTAGTCAAGTATTTAGCTATCTTCGTATCATCGTGATTTTCATATCTTTTAGGCATTGCTTCTCCGTTCTTGATCATTGCCTCAATGTGTCCTACCGGAAGACATACTGCCAGCCCCCAGCTCAACCAATTTGTTAAATATCCACCGTTCTTGGTCCATTCATCAATCATTTCTGCAGTAACATTTCTTCTCCACCCCCTATAAAAACTAATGGCAATGTCTGGGTGTTTCTTAATCTCTTCTTCTGCTCTCTTAATAAAGTCCTTTCCGATTATGGCATCGTCTTGAATGACGCAATGATGCGTTGCTGTTTTGTTGTATTTTAGCCACGCTCTTTTTGACGTGTCCCATATACTAATACCCCTGTCCATTGATACCGGAATATCTCCTAACTTATCTTTAAGATAGGGTAAGAACTTTTCTCTGCTGGGGTGCATCATTATTGCGAATGATATTTTCATTGCTAAAAAGGGATATCTTCTAACCGAATGGGTTCGTTCTTCTCTCTCATATCCCTCAGTCTCTCTTTGGCTATTTTTTCATACTCCTCGTCTTCTGGGGTTTCTTCTTCAATATCTGGAACGACTGGAAAGACTTCGCCCATTACAACTGTCTCTTCTTTCGCTTCGCTGACTTTGATTTGATCATTCGCTTTGTCCGGATCTTTGTATGTGGTATAAAATCCGATCTCGCATTGATCTTTGTCTTCCTTGACTAATTTGTATGCATCAATCTTTGAATAGTGCTTAGAATAGTCTTTCTTGCTGACGATCATTGTTTTCCACTTGTTTTTCAGTCCCGATTCCTTTGGAGTCTTTTTTACTGGTTTCACCTCGATTGGTTCGTCATACCTCTTAGCGTCTTCAGCGTCTCTGGCTTTCTTGTAATCATCATAAGAAGGGAAACTGGAAAACATTCCAATGTCTTTGAGATTTTGCCAATGTTGTCTTGTGAATCCTGTTTGTCTCATATTATTTTTTAGTTCAATTAACAATTGCCGCAGACCTTGCCTTTGGGTATTATATTACCACATCCAGGGCATCGATGAACGTCTCGGCTATACCATTGACCATTTTCATCTTGCCACTCGCCTCTCTTTCGGCGATGCATCGCATCAACCGTATCCGGCTTGAACGTTCCGACGATATCCTTAATGTTGATATCTTCTCCATCGATATGAATAAACCCCTGCATCTGATCCAATTTCTTTCTATATTCTAATGTTAGTCTTTCATTTTCAATTGGTATTTCCATTCCTGAACGAGTGACGATGATCCTTAAGTTTTTTGTTACGTTTTTCATAATTTAATGTATTTATTATTTCGACCTTTGAACGCTTTGATGATTTTCTGCGAGTTGTAATATAGATATTTGAAGCTGGTTGAGTTTTTGGAATGGAAGTCATCTCTGGCTGATATGTCTATCAAAGTGCATACTACTTCAGCTGGATCGTGATTAGGGTAATCTTTCCTGAACTTGTCCAACAGTAGTTTGGCGAATCTACGGTTTTCTTTGATCGTTCCATCCGGAGTTCCTGATATCTTCTCTTTAAGATAATCATATATCTTATTAATATCTTTATTTCCGTAGGAATCAGGCTTTGCCTGTATCTCTTTAGAGATACTCTTATTGTCTATATCTCTTTGTCTATATCTCTTTTGACTACCCTCAACAGCTGACCCCCCCTCCTCTGTCTGGCTGACCCCCCTATCGTTCTTTAACAACCCCCTATCCTCTTTTTCCTCTACTATTTCTCCAGTTTGATAGTTCACAGGGTTGATTGTTATTCTCCGATAAGTCCCCTCTTTTACTCTTCTAATCTCTACCTTTATGAGGTTCTTATTCTTTAACTCCCTTATGATCGCCGTAATACTGCTTTTAGCTAGTCCCATTCTTTCAGCAATATATTGGTTAGTGGCATAACAGAATCCTTTTCTTCTAGCTAGTGCCATTATTTCCCCGTACAGTAGCTTAGCATTCGCTGATAAATCTCTTCTCTCTTTAACACTCATTGGGATTATCACGAAGAGAGAGGGCTCAACTAAGTTCTCCACCTGCTCCATTGATATAATTCCTTTATCGGCTAAGAACTGAGCGACTGCTTCGGGATTTAACATTTCTTGTTCTTTTTCCATATCACTTTGTATCCACCTCAAAGGGAGCAAGACTGGAATGCCCGATACAGGCGATCTTGCTCCCTTTTGGGTTGATAATTATATTTAATTGTAGTATCGCATTTTCCATAGTTTCATTTTGCCTCAGTCTTTCTTTTTTGTCAATTCCTCTTGACCCAAAAGGAGTGATGCCTGGCGAGAGCTAACAAGCAAGCTCATAAGCATCACTCCTCCGGAGTCAAGGTTATTCAATTCGCTTGTAAATATTTTCGCCATAATTTAATTTTACACCACCCTGAAAATAAATCAACACCACCCGGATCATAAAGTAGTGATCACGCCCCTGATCCGTCTTTACCACAAAATGCAGGGTCTATCTTTCTCTCTGGTCTCTCTTTAAATTGACAAAACGCCCCTTTTAAGCCGTTTTGGTGCCTTTCCCTGCTCCTTATATCATCTAATCATAATAATATTCCTTAAAAGGCGAATCCTGAAGAACTGATTTTCCAAAAAACAAGAGTCCAATAGTGAGGACTCTCGTTACCAACGCTTACATCATACGTAATGGCTGAAGCAAGTCGTTGGGATTTATTGTCAGTTACTCGTGGTAAGAATCCCAGCTGGTGTCCACAGCACACTGGCATATAGACGAAACATCCCACGAGCAATTCCAATGATACACTGCTTTAATCTGACTGTCAAGTGTGAGCAGGGAGGGAATTGCACCCTCGTATGTTGTATCCAACATTCTCTATTCCTGCCCTTAATAATATTTCAAATAACTCCCATTTCTATAAACCCCCCAAGCATTGAGTCCTTGCTCCTTGTATATCTCATAAGCAACTCTGATGTTGGTTTCTGGGTCACTCCAATTGTCCCAATTAAGACCGTGCTTGCCAAACCAGACGCAACCTATCTGGGCTATTCCATAACTTCCAGAGCAACCTTTGTGTCTGTCTTTGGCGTTTACGGCGTTGGGTTTTAGCTGACTCTCGGCATAAAAGATTGCCTTCATAAGCCGACTGTCCCAGTCATACTTTGAAATGATGTGGTCGTAATCCGTAAACACCAGATTCCCACTTATTGTGGGCTTAATCGGTGTATAACTTATCGGTAGCAGGGTATTATCACAATACATCGGCATATCATCTACCTGCTGAATATGTATAGTCCTCTCTATCTCTTCACCCCTTCCGCTTGTCTGGCTCACTACTGACGAAAGAACCAAGAGGGTCGTGAGGACTAATTTTGAGTATCGTTTCAGATGATAAGACTATTTTGTAATCTATTTTCCGTCTTCTACTCCTAATCTATACGCCTTCTCTAATGCACTCCTTAATAGATATTCTTTACATTTGTCCGGTCGGTGTCTTTTTCCACCTACTGTATAAAGATGGTGATACTTTTTCATCATCTTATTAAGTTGTGAATCTGCTCGGCTTGGTATGATCATACATTGATCTTACTACACCACTCAATGATAATCAACAAGAGTTATCCACTCTCTCCAGAGGGGGCGAAAAAAGATAAATTCCCCCTCCCCGGGGAGAGTATTAACTCTCCTTTCTGGCATAAGCGACATCTATTGCACCCTCTACTCCCATGTAAGCAAGAGCTGTAATAACTATTGCAACAATTGCTTGTGTCCAGTCTAGTTGTCCCTGAAGTGCCATACCGATAGACGTTAGTATTGCCCCTAATGCCAGCTGAAACTTCCTGCTTTGTATCTTTTTTAGATAACTCATAACTTATACTTAACTACTAATCAAAGTCCTCGTCTTCGTCGTCGAGGTCTAACTCTTCTTCCTCTTCCTCCTCCTCATCGAACCCTTCAAGGTCTTTTGTATTCAATCCTGTTCTTACATCAAATGACATATTATTTATGTTGGTTAGTAATCGACCTTTAACTCCAAAAACAACCAAAGTACTCTGAAAGCAGTCTCAATGCTTCTTTGGGATCTTCATCCTTCTCAATGTATTTGTCAAAGCCGTGCGCGATGTCTTCTAGTATCTCTTCCCATTCTTCCCTAGACTTGAGCCTTGTCGGAGTGCCTGATCCATTCTCCTTGAGGTGTCTCATCATCGGTGGAATGATTTCGGCAAGATAATAATTTATATCCCATAGGTCTCGGTCGGAATAACCTCTTCTGGCTCGTTGGCGGCGATACTTTATTCCACGGAAGAAGTTTTTTACAAAGCATCTTACTCTGTAAAATATTGAATTGTTCATACTTGTATGTTGAAGATTATTTGGTAAATCATAATTTCATAAAACCTTTAATTCCTATTTTATAACAATGCCAGAAAGAATAAAATGCCGTGTCCCTTGGTCTTAGCTTTCCGTCGGATATGAATCTCATTCTTTCTTCGGGGCATAAGAATCCAATGTGTTCGTTGTTCTCTATAAGCATTTGGACATAAGCTTGGTTGTTAAATGCTTGGGTCGGCTGTAACATTATGAATGGCTTATTAAAAGAATACAATCTTTTAAATATCTTGGTGCGGTTCTGAAATGGCGGGTTACTTATTATACAACTACACTCTACTTCGGTTTCAAAGAAGTCTCCCCCAGTATCAATATGTGTGTTTACCACTTGATACCCCTCTCTCTTTAATGCTATGACGATGCTGCTATCATCGGTATCAAATGGACACCAGATTATTCTATTGGTTGGTATCAGGGACTTGATGTATTCTACCAACTTAACTGCGTCTTCTAACCTTGTATTGTTCTCGTCTCTATCCCCAGACTTATCTTTCTTGCCCCAACCAACATAGACTGACCTATTCATACCAACTCCTTTATTTTTATATCAATTCCTACACCCAACTTATTTGCCACGAATTGAGCGTAAGCTTTTGGATTGTTGTTGTCCGACGACGGAGCGTACTTCTCAAAGAATTGTAGCAAAGTATCGTCTGGAAAGTAAACACTGCTCTGTCCATTTGTCGCAATCTTTAACTGAAACTCCAATGCCCTGAATCCATCCTCGTAAGAAGCGAACACTGAAAATCCATTCTTGTTATCTATCTCGTATTTACTCCAACGTAAAGCCCCAGGGTTGTTGTGTCGGTAGGTCAGTGACCCTTCTTTCCAACCTTCATACTCCTGAATAGCCAATGCCCATTCCTTAATGTAGTTTTTTTTTACTATCTCTTCTTGCGGTGGGTCAATCTTTGCACCCAATAAAGATATTGCCTTGCGGGTCAATCTAACTATCTCCTCCATAAGACCAACTTTCTTTTTCAAGTGAATCTTAATCTCATCTACCGCTCCAAGCAGACTCTTCTTATCGTAGTGCCACTCGTGAGTATTGTCTTTCAATCCGTGCTGTCGGTAGAGGTGATGACATAATTCGTGGGTCAATAATTCGGCAAACCAGTATTCAAACTCTCCCGTAAGAGAAGCCCTAACATCGCCTTGGTCGTATATCTGAATAACACTTCTACTATTTACAACGCTGTGCCAGCCACCTGCTCCTTGGACTTTAAACTCTGGATAGTGAACTACAATCACATCGGCGTAAGCATACATTGAAGACAACATATCAATGTAGCTTCGCTTGATACCGAACTTATCTGGGTAGGTGGGAGTATAAGCTTCTCTTCCAATGACAGTAAAAAAGTAGTCTCTGATTTCTATGTCGCCGCCTATCTGGGACTTCTTGAACTCTTGAAGTGCCTTCTCTAACTTCTTGCGTTGATTTGTGAGAATTACTATTTTCATCTGCTATTTATTATTTAATATATACCTTCTCATATGTTCCCTCAAAGTCTTGTTCTTGCATAATAATCAGGTCTATGTTGTAATGACCCCCTCCCTTTACAACAATGTAGTTACCCTTTTCTAAGGTGTATCCATCGAGACCCCTAATAGCAAAAACCTCACCTAAATCAGCTATTATCATATCAGCAAGCCATTTCCTAATTTCATCTAAATTATCTCCTGTGAATTGTATTGCATCAACTTCTTTTCGAATTAATCTATATTTTGCCATAGTATTTATTATTTAATAATCTTATTTGCTAACCCACCTTGATTTGAACAAGGAACTCTGCTTTTGGAGAGCAGTATTATACCATTTAACTATGGGCTAATTATTTCAGTCTGCCTTTAATCTCACCCAGTAGCTCAATCATCCTTGCGTTGCCATTGTTGATTGCTTGGACAATATCACGGTCGCCACCTCTTATGGATTCGGTTATCTCGTGGAGATGATTACTATTCATCAACTTTAACTCGTCTAACAACTCACGATTGGTCTTGTCCAGTATTGCTTCACCGTTACGGGTTTTGAGCCACGCAAAGAGTTCCTTAATCATAAGGGTTACAACGATGACGATTGCTCCTAATGCTGTTATGTCGGTGTAGTCCATAGTTCTAATATAATGGTGGTAGTCCTGCTTCTTTCCTTAATTGATCCATTGATTTTTTACCACTTGATTTAGTTGTTGGGACATCGTCTGTCAACGACGGCAACCCGGCCTCCTTTCTTAATTGTTCCATTGACTTCTCACTACCACTCTTTTTCTTTGGCTCTTCTAACTCTTCTTTGGCATATCTATAATATGTCAGGAATGTTGCCATTGGAAATCCAAGTGCTGGCTCTTCTACTGCTGCCACGAATCTTAAATAGTCCTCTAATGTTGGCTCTTTCTTAAATGCACTCTGGAAACCTCTTTCTATATCATCCAGCATTGGAGTTGAGATCATACTATATGATTTGAGTCCGGTCTTCTTTCTGATCGTGTATTCTATTACTTCACCTAAGAATGGAACTGCTGTAAATGGCTGGGTTGCCGTAAATATAAGAGTGTCGGCTGCGAGGTTGGCGTCTTTGTCTTTCTTTTTGGACTTACCTGCGACACCCCTTACTATCGCCTTGTATCCACCGACAACACCTGCTCCTATTAAGGTGTAAAGCAATGGTTGCAAGAGTGCATAATGAAAGTATGTTTTTCCTAAAAACTCTGCTGATACCTCTCCTCTCTTATACTGAAGAGTTGTGTCTACTAGAACTCTTGTATATTGATTGGCTGTGTTTCTAAATCTGAAGAACGCTTTAGTAGCACCAGCTGATTGTTGAGGCAATGATAAGCCGGTTGATCCGCCGAACTGTTGCTCTTTGAGTGTTACCCTCTCAAACTTATCCCTAACATAATCTTCCGCCTCTTGACCCTTCAGACCCTTCTTAGCTGCCTCCTTGTCAAGATATTCAACATAAGGGCGACCCCCATAAATGATAGCTGTGATGTCCCCAGTTCTTGTTGGAAGTGTTCCGATCGCCCTCCAAGACTCCACATTGACCTTCAGATGATTACCACCAGTAATAGCATCTCGTGCCGCTTCATCGTGTCCACGATTAAACCTTGCGGGTATAAAATCAAACCTTTTTAACATATATTCGGCTGTTTTTTTAGGAGTTGCTATCCCTTTCATAAAGCCGGCAGTCCATTCAGTGGCTGGCATGTGCCTCATATAGTTTGTGGTTGATCCCAGTTGCCGTGCGAATACAGTGGGGGAGAACATCTTAGCAGTTGTCCAGTTATTAAGAGCTTTGTTAAAGACTCCATCAACAATATTTGTTATTGCTACCTCTCGGTTGAGAGATATACTATCTATGTGTTGGAGTAGATCTCTGTATATTTTGTCTCCATATCTATTGACAATTGATCCTTTAACCCTTCTGTCAGTAAATATCCTGCGTAAAGTTTCATATTCTCTGCTTAAATGATCAACGTGTTCTGCGATCTTAATATGCTTCATTCCCTTGGTCCAAGCATTGGTTGGAATAGGTATTAGTCTTGTGCTATGGGATCTTGCTTTCATTGCTGAAGGAGTCTCTCCTTGAATTTTAATATCATCAAAAACGCTTGGCTGGTGTTCGGTAGTTCCGGGCCAGTAGTTTTCTACCATTCCCATATCTCTACCTGTTATTTCAATGTTTCTCTTGTTTAATATCTCACGATAGTTTTGGACTTCTGCCATTAACATATCTCCCAGCATTTTTTCGTTGTCAGTTAGATTGCTTAAAGCACCATCAATTTGTGCTTTACCATAAGCCCAATAATATCTCTCTTTCACCACATCATTTTTAATAGAGTTATAGATATCTATAAGTTCCAATCTATTAATGTCGTGGTTCACTCTGTCTATGTCGGTCATTGCGACCTTCTCTCCAGCCATATCTACAAACCATCTCATCAAATCCCTGTCGTTTTTCAACCCTAATATCTTAACTGATTTTTTGTTGATTTCTTTCCCCTTATTAGTATAAGAGGTGTCCATTCGGTTTTGTTTTGTATCCGGATCATACTTCTCGGATAAAGCTTTACCGACGATCTGGTTGAGATACGATCCAATGTTTGAAACCCCTCCGTGATAAGTAGAAACAATCGCATTCATTGACTTTTTAATAAAGCTAACGTCTCTTAGTTCACTTGGCCTTAGCTCAACTATCTTGTTATGGACCTCGTCCACCCTCCCCTCTCTTTCAAGGGCCTTAAAGAAGTCGTCTATGTCTTTTGCCGCCTTTCCGATCTGCTTTAACCTTTGAATATCCTCTAAGACCTTTTCGTATATCTCTATTGACGCTTTGGCCCCGTTGGCTTGTAGTGAATAGAACCTTTCCTTGATCAGATCAAACTCGGAAAGCCCTTCAACACTCTCTCCCCTTGCGAGGTCTAGCTCGTCAAGCTTCTTTTGGGCTTGTTCTTGATTTAGCTTTCTTGCACCACGAAGTTCTTCCAGCACCTTATTGTATTCATACTCGTATTTAGCAACTCTCTTGTCGCCTTTCTTTACTGGTTTGGTGTATTTGAATTCTTTGTCTATCGCCTTTGACAGATCTCTCTTGGTTTGAGCGTCTAATAAGTTTTCTATTCTCCTTTGAATGTCCGGATATTTATTGTAGAAGGTGACCCCAGGATCTGACGATTTGGCGATGTTCCTCATCTCTGTAATAAACTTAGATCGGTCTTTTGCTGTTAGCCCTGACTCTTTGAGGATGTTTGCGAGCTCCTTTTGTTTTTCCACTATTTGCTTTCTTGTGTAGAGTGATCCCTCTCTTGATCCACGCTCAAGGTTTTTTAGTTTGTCTTTAAGTAGAGTCGTCTTTCTCTTTCTGACAAATGGTGATGGCTCAATACCGAGTATCTTTTGTGCCGATGGTGGGATCAATCTCTTAATAATCCCTGCTCTGGCTGGGTGCTTTTCCGCTATTTCTATTAGCGTCTCTGACACTTCCTTTTCTCTCAACAAGTCTTTATCTATTCGGTTGCCCATCTCGTCTTGAACGATGTCGTAAAGCTCTCTTTGTCTAACATTCCTCTCTGGCGGAATGGTCTTATTCTTTATATGCTCCATTACTTTGTTGAACAATGTCTTTTCTCTTAAATGAGACGGGACCCATTCTGGGAACGTGCTTGAGATACCCAATACATCCCTATCAGAAGCGTCAGGTTGCTCGATGAGTATTCTTTCTCCTGCTTCTGACAACTCCATTTCAGTCAAGACTTCAGACTCTACTCTTGCCATATCATCTTCTATTCTTTGGGCTATCTGTTGTTCGGTTGTTATTGTTGGCTCCTCTATTGGCTTCTCTGTCGCAAACATATCTCCCAACGTAACCTCTTCCTGTATTGTTGCCTCTGGATCGATAGATCTGGCTATTTGTTGCGATTCTGCTGTGTCAGCAAGAAACTCATTAGTCCTATCTCCTAAGTTTGTAGTATCCTCATTCTTCCACTTGTCATAGATAGGATGTATCGCATCGGCTATCTCTAAAGATTGTGGAGTATGTATTTGAACTTCCGTAGGTAATTCATTGGGAAGCTTAACTTTTATATTTATTCCTCTATATCCAAAGATTGTTGGATTTTTGAAAAAGTCTTCTACCTCTACGACATTAAAATTATTCTCAATGTTTTGTAACTGGGTAGAAACTTCTGAAGAGCTTACAACAACCCTTCCCGCCAAAGCATCATAAATTTCGGTAGGGTTTTTATCACGCAATAGGTATCTGTTTATTTTTCCTTCAAAGCTATCTGCTTTCTTAACCCTTACATCTACATCTTTACCAGTGGCCTCTTGGAGATATATTTGAAATGCTGATAGCGACTCTTTACATATCTCTTGGATCTTGCTAATATAAGGTTGTATGAAAGACGTATTCTTAAAATTTGAAGGAGATGTGTTTAAGGTGGTGCGAACCAAATCTGGTCTTGCCCCTTTCAAGTTTGTAAATAATTCTTGGGAGCGAGTGGACGGTAGATTAACGGCAACACTTTTCTTCTGGGGAGTGCCAGTCAAAGATCCCTCTCTCAAGGTCTCATAACCTTCAGTTACTTCCTCTGGTTTGAATATCTCTGTAACTTTATCTTTGCCCAACATTTCAGATGTTGGTTTTTCTTTTGCCATCTCAGCAGAGGTAACCCTTTCTGTCAATTGCGGAGGAACTTTTAATATATCTCCCATCGAGATGTCTGGCGTTGCTGGTGCTTCTGATATTGCTTTTAGAGATGTTTCTAATGGCACCTTTGTTCGTATTTCAGGACTAACTTGTGCTGCTTGGCTATCTATTCTAGTTATAATATCAGGTTGGTTTATTGCTGCTTTTTGGACTATTGGATCTTTCTCAAATACCTTCATAGATATAGGAGCTACCTCTCCTGTCATATTATCAAGGTGTGCGAGTATGGCTTTTTCACTGGGGGTCAAGTGTTCACTTAGAGTCATTGCCTCTCCCTTGCCAGTGCGAATGTATTGGACATCTCTGTGATACATCTCGTGAGCTATCACTTTATTCTTGAGATCTCTGAAGGTTGATCCTAATTCGGTATTCTTACTCCCATACATGATCTCTAGGTAGTCCAGCTTATTTACCATATCAGCAACATCCGGGCCGTATTTTTCAGCCATGATCCATTTAGCTCTGTTGGCTTGAAGCTCACTCTCATACGCCCTTGTCATGCCTATACTGTTTATCGCCTCAAATGCCATCCATAAAACAGCATTCGTTGCAATTGAAGGGATGTCGTCTTTGGTTACTTGTTTGTTCTTGATTAATGTTTCTAATGTAGTCCAAGACGCACCAAACATGCCTGCTGTTCCTATTCTCCAAGGGTTTGTTGGCATTGCGTGTGCAGTAGCGAGTAATACCCCTTGAAGGCCACCCTTTGCCATTTCGGACAACATTCCTGTTGGACTGAATTGACCCTCTTCGATCTGTTCGGCCGCCTCTCTTAACAATCCGGTTGTAGAGAGTGTTGGCACTAAAGAAGCACTGGATGATAACGTTCTAAGAAGAACCGATCCCCACCTTGATCGGCTTAATGAAGCCCCCCATTCTGTTTTCATTAGAGATTTTTGTGCTGCTGGAGAGGCAGCACTAAATATCGACATAATCATCGCAAAGTTCATCAACTCTCCACCAAAGTGAGCAACAGCTCTTGCTGCTGGATTCTTATCTTTTATTGCTTCGATTCTTTCTTTTTCTTGAATATACCTATCAACTGTCTCTTGGTATATTTTGTCAATCTCTTCGGGAGCTATATAGCTCAACCCTACACTTTTTTTAGTCTCTTCTATTTTTTTTGTCGCACTCTTATCTATTTCTCTCAACTTGTCAGTAATACCAAAACGAGTATCAAGTGCATTGAACCATTTCGTTGGCAGAAATGCTTCGCCTGCCATTGACACACTAGCCCTTAGTATGTCTGGTTGCTCCTTGATCAGAGCCGGGATTCTCTCGCCATACCTTTCTCCGAAACTATCCTTTATTTCTTGCTGATACTTATAACCCTTTATTACCGTTCCAAGAGGTCCCGGAATGGCCGAGAAAAGATCTGCCATTGTTGTCGGGCTTTGAGGTGCCTGTGCCTGCGGTATCTGTGCTTGAGGCACTTGTATTTGAGATGATCTTGGTGGAAGTATCGGTGTTGTGGGTGTCGGTGTTCTCGGAGAAAACAAAGACCCAATGGTCTGTTTAACCTTCTGAGTTGGTTTCTTTAGAATGTCTAAAAGATTGGCCATAACTACTTAATTGTGAACCCTTTTCCTTCGTAAGCTTTCTCTTCTATTTTCACTACCTCTTCTATTGCCTGAGGTGAATTGACATAATCATCTATCTTTGCTACTCCAAGGATTGTCTTGTATCCCGCGGCTTTAGCGAGCTCCTTAACTTTTGCCTCTCCATACTCTCTGATCAGTGCGGTCTTTATTTCTTCCTCGCCCCACTTAGATACGAAAGATTTGATAGACGCCCTTGAGATTTCAGGTGTTTGGACTTGACTCTCAACCCACTGGACTCCATCCCAAGTCATCATCTTTCCTGCTATTACCTGCTGAGTTCCTACTGGCACTGCACTGCTCTTGCTAAGCCAAGCTTCCATATATTGAGGATCTCCTAATCCATATTGATATTCAAGGATTGATGTTGGTGTTGCTTGAGGTGAATATTCTTTCGCTGGGGCTTCTCCGAGATCTTGGATTGCTTGTCCAGTAGCAGTATTGATCAATACAAGACGATCTCCGCTTTGAATTACTTGTGTCTGAACTCCTCTTCCTCCCAACTCCCAAGAGATTGCTTGTTGGTAAAGCCCTACCTTTTGTTTTATCTCTTCCATTCCTTGATTGTATCTTGAAGCCATTGAGTTTCTTTCTTCAATTAGTCGGTTAATGTCTGCATTGGCTTTATCAACTTCTAATTTCTTTCTACCAGTGATCATCCATTGAGATATTGGTTTTCCGCTTTCGTCCAATATTGCCTTATCTAAATCAGCCTTTCTATCGGCTATTTGCTTGTCTAGGTCGCTTATTTGCTCCTTCACAGCGTCCCATTCACCTTTTTGGTATTCTTCTTCCCACATCAATGAAAGGTCGGGCAGTTCTCTTTGAGGAGTCGTTCCGGGTGCTAATTCTTCTCGGTATGCCGCTGCCTCTGGTGTTACAGTCGGAGTTGTCGGTGCTACTGGTGCAGATGTTGGTGCCACGCCACCTCTTAAAGCATTCAATAGTTGGACATTCTGTTCGGCTGTTCCAGCATATCCACCAATTCCATATTGACCGGCTAATGCCGCCCTTGACCCGAAATCACTCGGCTGCCCTACTGATTTCAAATAATCAACTACCGATGTTCCAGTGTATCCAGCTCCCGCTGGACTGACTGGTTGCGTTGGTTGAGTGGTCTGCACAGGCGTTGGTGTCATTTGGCTTGACCTGCTTAGATAATCTTCCAACGATCCGGGCTGTGGTTGATATTGCCCTGTTTTCTTCAAATAATCTATTAAGCTTGCCATATTTTATTTCCCCTTATCCTTACTAACGACCTTTTTTATTTTACCACTTTTCAATTCTATTTGAAAGTTGTCTTGTGGTTCTATTCCATACTTTGGTAGTATGTTTCTTAAAAAAGCATTCTTCTGGTTTTCAAACATACCACTGATGACTTTGTATTGCATCTCTAATTCGGTTAGTTTCTTTAACTCTGTTAGTTCTTTTTTTGATAGTTTTTTATTGAACATATTATTTTTATTTTATTTTACGGAATTGGGTCAGCAGTAACTTTGTGCCACCTACTACCATCGCTAAAAACTATATCTTGTTCCCCATTATCCCAATACATAAACCCTTTATAATTAGAGGCTGACCCGGGTGGACTACTGTATTGTCTTAACCCTAACGGCATCCATAAATCAACCCCCTTGCTGTTGAACTCAATATATTGTGAGCTTCCATAATAAATCCCACCTGATATATATAATCTATCCCAGTTATAAGATGAGCTTCCTAAGTCATACCAATAGTCATAATAAGGGTTTAGGTTTCCCAGCCCACTTATACCATATCCAAGCCAATTTTTAGCTGTGTTGATACTTAATTCACTTAATGAGCTTGCTCCAGCTGATGGCCAAGTTGTTCTTGTAACTCCGCCAAGTGAGATGCTTCCAAAGGTGCTATCAATCGTCAATGTTCCTTTTACCGTTATATTGCCTCCTGAATCTACGGAAAACCAAGTTCCATAATTTCCGCCAACTCCGTGAGATCTGACTTCTATTGCGTTGTTTGATGAGTTAGGCCCTAAGTCAAAATATACAGACCCACCACCACCAATTGTTAGCACCCCAGTATTATCCGGGTCTTGAGCTGATATCCCCCCAACGAGCTTACTGCCGTGATAAAAGACAATGCTTGCGTCTGAAAGTCCCGGGTATAGAGCGGTTTTCATTTCTACTCTTGTTCCAGTGGTTGCTGTTTTTATCTTTGGGCCTACAAGAGTTCCTCCGGTGATTGTTCCTGTAGCAGTGATGTTCTGAGCGAATATGTCATTTACATCTAAAAGTTCTGTTTTAATATACCCTCCTTCTATGAGTGTGTCTCCCAGCTTTGCTTTCTCCACTAAGTTTTCAAAAGCCATTGCCCCCAAGTCTTCTCCCTGAACTGCTGAATCTAACTTACTACCCTCGCCTTTGTTAATATCACTCAAAGATGTCGGAGTCTGTAGTATGTATTTATAATTCAAAGGCTCTTGGAGTGGTTGATCCTCCATTACTTCGTCGTAAAATACTTTTGCCTTTGTTTCTTTGACTGCCATTTTAATATAATGTTACTAACTTGAAGTAGTTGTGAATCTCTAATATTTCAGGGGTGTTGTTTCCGCTCGGGTAAAGCTCTACTCTGACTTGGTAATTCTCTCCTTGTCCTTCTATGGTGTAAATCGCCTTTGTTCCATTCTCTCGGTCGTAGATTTCTTTGTCATCGTTGGTGTTTTTATCTTCCATTTTAGCAGCCACCCAAGTGTCGCTATCGTTCATTCTATACTTTACCCTGACTGAACATCCCTTTGGAAGTGGCTTTGTAACGAGTTTAATGTGCCTAAAGAGCTTCTCTTCCGGTCTTTGTGAGTCAAACATCAACCCTTCGTATAAAGTCTCGGCTTTGGCGGTATTATCTAAGATGTCCAATCCGTAGCTTGTGCCGTCTTTCCAGCTTACAAGGACCTGATCGCCTCTGCCTAAAACTGCTCCTATATCTATATTTTTACTGCTGAAGTTGCTTAGTGTGATCGGGGAGGGTGTATATTCTAAATTAAGGGCCAATGGATAGTTTCTATTTCTTCTGTGCAGAGAATAAACTCCATTGTTACAACCGAAGATCATCTTGTTCTTCCAAATATCTATTGCTCCGGGATTTACTTGTGAAGGCAACTCCTTAACTAAATCAACCAATCCCTCTCTAAACCAATAGAGTAATGTCGGAGTGAATAAGTATTGACCTCCTACGGCGGTTAGGATCGCATTGATGTCTCTCTCTTCCCAGCCTTCTACCGGATTATAGGATTCGTCTTGTGATATGAAGTCCCAAGTGAATAGTTCGGCGTTCTTATGACTTACTGCTCCGATTAAGAGTTCTGGCTTCTTGAGGTCTAAACATCTGACACTCCAGCCCATAAAGAGATCCAGTGCGTCTTGGTTGATATTGCCGTTGCTGTCTAACATCGCAACGAAGTTATCATTGCCGATGAACATCTGATCTGACTTCGGGGCTATGAAGATCGGGTGATAGTCGCAGTTATACAAAGTTTTGAAGTTCTGATTATAACCCGAGAGATCACTCTCTTTCATTCTTCCTAACTTCTGGGATGTAGTCCAATATAAGTATCCATAAAAATAATCAGCATCTAAAATCTTGCCGTTAGTGTCTTTATTGATTTCGGTTACCACTTCATTCTCTATCTTGTAAATATAACCTGCGTCACCAAACCCGTATGACTTCGTTTTACTAATTGGAACTAACTTTATTATTTTATCTTTGATCGTCGCTCCACCTATTGATTTCAACTTTTGATTAGCACTTAAAGTATTGCTTCCTTTCTTATGGATGTTCATATTGAATCCATTCCTAAAAGAACCAGCAACTCCTACTTTTGCTTCGTCTGATATCCCTCCTGTCCAGCTCTTAATTGTATAAGACGATAGTGCCATTTTTATTGAAATCTTGTGCTTGTCATTTTACCAGTGTACCCTCCACTCTTGCCTCCACTCTCTTCAGCGTCTTTTAATCTGGCTAAGATACCTCCTGAATTGGGAACTCTTGGAGTCATTGGAGTTTCTACTTCGGCTATCTCGGAGTTGGCTTCTTGGAATCTTGCTTCCTTTTTAAGACAACCTGCTTTTGCCAACTTCACTACCGCTTCGTCAAATCTTGAAGGAAGTATTCCCTCGTCGCTGTCCTTTGATAATTGAACCCATTGCCTGTTACCCCAAACGACTATTTCTAATCCGTCGGCTGGAATCGGATCTAAGAAGTAGAAGCCGTCGTGCGATACGAACTTATTGACTCCGTTGCCTTTCTCTTGCTCAAACTCTCTCCAGTTGCCTTTTATCTCGTAAGGTTCGCCGTCTATTGTTAAGTAGTAAATGCTATTCGGTTTGAATTGAACGGGATAATCATAATACTCCCTGCTGTCAAAGGTTATGATGTATTGTGCCAACTCTAAATCTTTCCAGTTGTGAAAGTTGGCTACTCTCTCTCCTGCTTTGTTGATCTGATACTTCTTAGCGGTTTCACTCCAAAATCCTGATATCGCTGCCGCTGATATCTCATCGTTTAGTGCTGTTATGAATTCGCTTAATTGTGCCATTATTCTTTTTTATACTTATCAATGTAGTTGTCGCCTCTCTTTTTATACTTATCAATGTAACGTTCTATTATTATCCAGCGAAGTGTTAATGCTCTGCCGACCGCTTGGAATACACTCCATTGGATTTTCAATGCTTTCTTGACGGGTTGTATTATATCCCACTTAATCTTTAGCGACCTGCCAACCCCCGTCAAAATGTTCCATCTCACTTTTAGTTCTTTTGCTACATCGTTGAATATGCTCCATCTCAACTTTATTCCACTACCTACTGATTGCACGATACTCCACTTTATCTTGAGTTCTTTTTTGGCTGATTGATTTATCGCCCATTTTATTTTTAAGGATTTAGCTATCTCTTTCAATATATTCCACCTTATCTTGAGTGATTTTGATACTGCACCGAATAAGTCCCACTTCATCGTCAACCTCTTTCCAACCGATTGAATGATATTCCATTTAGTTGTTAGTTGTTTCTTTGCTACTGATAAGATGTTCCACTTGATCTTCAACGGCTTATTGGCTGCTTCGTTGATATTCCATTTAATTGCCAGTGCTTTACCGACCAATCCTTCTATCGTCCAGCCGATTGTTAACTTCTTACCGACTGATTGAATAATGTTCCACTTCAACTTCAAGGACTTACTGATTCCCTCTAATATGTTCCATTTAAGTTTGAGGGGTTTATTGACTGCTTGGCTTATTTGCCACTTAATGCCGAGGATTGCCGAGACAAATCTCTTCCCCGACACTCTCCCCCCCCAACTTGCTCCTCCGTATGTGTGTCCTGATAGCATTGTTGCATTTATGGGTTCAGTAATACGACATCGTCTGGGTCTTGGATTTTATTTATATACAAAAACCCTCCCTCGGAAGTTTTTTCCTTCCAGTCATCTAAATCATCTGGGTCTATGACATAACCTTTAAGGTATCCTATTCTACCAGATGAAATACCTAAATTGGTGCTGCTGTTATGCAGATAACCAGGCTTGGGAAGTATTAAAGAACTGAGACTATCACTTGAGAGGGAAATCCCATCCATAAAATATGTCCCAGTTGACACTGATACTGGTAGTTGCGGTAGATAAAATGTTTCCAGACTGGGACATCCACTGGCATAATATCTCATAAACATTGCACCAACGGATGAAACACTCGGCAGTATTGGTGATTTTAACACCTTAAGATTACTGCAATTTTGAGCATAATTAAGGGCGTA